GATTGGTTCTTTAATGCTGGGCAGACTCTTGCTGCTCACACACCCAACGCTGCGATTTCGGAGCGTGCCTCATGGGTCACCACTAAAGAAATTTTAGTGGCGATGAACATGTCTGGCGAGTCACGATGTACCCTACCCTCTACGCCGTACACTACCCGCTCAGGGTCTTGTGCGCCGTTTGAGTACGGGAATGTGCAAAAGGTGCACACGCGTGAAGTTTCGCCGGTCCTCTCAACGTTACCAAGTTTTCAACTTCACTTGGATACGTACAAACTTCTTGATCTCGGTATCATTCTCCAGAAACTGATGAAGTAACTGGAACTTGATTTGCCGCGAACACCAGAAAGAGGTGCCAAATGCAAGCAGACCAGATTGTTCTTCCGGTCGACATCGCCAATAACGCCACGGTCGTGAATCAGGCTTTCGGTAAATTCCAAACTACCGAAAACCGAACCACTTACATTGGCCCGAATCATGCTGCGGAAAGCCGCAACCTGATGGCCATGTACCGTACGTTTGCCACCAAAACCGGCAACTTTAAAGGTACGCAGAAATCCACGGTGAAATTTACCAAGGACCTCGCCGTACCTGGAGTGGATGCCAGCACCACGCTGACCGCTCCGTTGATCATGGAGATTTCTTTCTCCATCCCGGTGGGCGCCGATGAAGCTGACGTTATTTCTTTGCGTCAGCACGCCGTAGCCCTGCTCGATGCCGATTCGATCATGACACCGCTTAATCTGCAGCTGTTGATCTAATGTGGGCGCTTTCATCTTTTGGATGGCGCCTCATTCAGATCGCGGGAGAAGTAATCTTGATGATTGTTTCTGCCGTTGCAGGTAAACGGTCCGGTAATTAATTTTACCGGCTTCATGAAAGACGAGGCGTATGAAAAGTACATCTTCGAGCAAAAGGAAACCGTACTGTGGTGAAATCCGAGTACGGCCTCCACGGGATTATCCGTGGAAGGTGTTAGGCAGCGTTGTCAATGACCTTAGCGACAGTCTCGCATCAAGTGACAAGAAAGAGGTTTGCGATATCATACGAAAGCGTGATATCGCCGCCTACTTGAAGTTACAAGAGACGTGGGGACCGCAGAGCACAATCCCTTCAGGGGCTTCGAGTGATACAATTTTCTCGAAGTACCAGGTCGCTTCCCTTCTCAAAAAGTTCCAATTTCCCGGCGACTCGAAGAGTCGTCGTGAAGAGGCTAAGAAGAAATTCCTAGCCGCTGAGGAAGTATGCCGTACCTTCAACCATGTATCGTCGAAGGATTTGGCATATCTGCCTGAAGATTGGACACTCGATGCGTATTCGTACGCTCGAGGATTTCTTGAGAAGGTTCTAGGGTCTGAACTTCCCCCTAGAGAACATTTGACGGAATGGTCCCGTCATGGCCCGGGCTCAAATCTGGACACTATTGAGGGCAAAGTTTCTGCGTATGACAAATACGAGAACTGGCCTTATTCGTGTACCAAGGATGCAGCTCCGTTAGCCCGTTTGTCTATCATGGACGACGAACGCTGGCTTGGCGCTCTTGAGAATAGTTATCGCCAAAAATACGGCATTGAGCCGTGGCGTATACTTGATCAAGATACGTTTTGGTCAACGGTTATAAAAATCGTCCCAGGCAATCGAATCGCCTTCGTACCCAAGAACAGTCTTACCGACCGTTCTATCGCGATTGAGCCGTGTATGAACCTGTACTTGCAACTGGGAGTCGATGGCTATATTCGCAGACGTTTAAAACGTTGGGATATTGACCTAGATAACCAGTACAAGAATCAGGAACTAGCACGTTTGGGATCCCTAACTGGGGATAGCCCTGAGTCATTTGTGACTCTGGACTTAGCAGCAGCATCGGATACCGTATCATTACGGGTCTGTGAATTGCTGCTTCCTTCTCCTTGGTATCGCTATCTCATGTTGTTGAGGTCCCCCTGTGGGAGCCTTGACGGCGACACTATTCATTATGAAAAAATGTCGTCTATGGGTAATGGCTTTACCTTCGCGCTTGAATCCGCAATCTTTGCTTCCGTGATATACGGTGCTACGAGAGCGGTTCAAGGCAATTTTAACAAAGCCTGTTTTGCTGTGTATGGCGATGATCTTATCGTCCAGCGCCGCCTTGCCTTTGTTACAATTGCTATGCTCAACCTCTGCGGTTTCACCATTAACCCCGACAAGTCGTTTTTACACGGCTATTTTAGGGAATCATGTGGAGCAGATTGGTTGAAGGGTGCACCTGTTCGACCTATTTTCCTCACCCAAACGCCGTCAACCGTATTTGAGGTCTGGAACGATTTTAATCGTCTCCAGCGCCTCTTGTATCTACGGAGGTATACGTTTGCGTCAGAGAGCTGTTCTACCATCGCTAAGTGGATCCCTCCGAGTTTACTCGGCATTAAGGGGCCCATTTCAGACGAGGCTTTCGACAGCTACCAGCATTCCTTTCTCCCTATATCTGGGTTTAAGAGGGGTTGGTGGGAATTCGAGATATTCTCTGTTTCTAGAGAATCCTCGAAGAGGGCGGGTGATTTCTTCATGAGGAAACTCATGCACCCGTTAAGATACTCTCCGGAGTCCCCGTTCCTTTCAAGACGGGATTTCTACTTCGGGAAAAGGTTAGAACGTGCAGGAAGTCGATTTACCGTATACGACAGTAATGTCGTTACGGTAGGCAAAACGCTCTGTCGCACTAGTTATTGGTGCGACGAGTACGTTGAGCGGCTGCTTTAGAAGTTCCTCGGCAGCCGAATCAACCAACCCACGTAATGGTGGAACCACTGGATGC